TACCTCTTAAAACTTGTCAAAATCTGCCTGTGTTGCTTTCTGCTTGTATTCGCAGTGATCGTTGCCGGACTCGATAAACATGTCAAAAATCTCCCCATATTCCAGATAATCCAAATCTTCAATTTTTAATCCGATTTGGACCGTCCGGAGCATGAGGAGAGCAAGATTCCAGTCGCGGTCTATTGGCCGTTCTCTTTTTTTTCCTGTGATGAAATAGCCTTGTTGCCGTAGTAAACGGATGCAATGTCCGTGAGTGCCTCGAGATAATCCGAATACTCAAACTGCTCGAGCCACTCAATAAATGCATCCTCATTCAGCAGCAGCATTTTTTTGCGGTCACGGAGTTCGGCCTGTTTGGCAAGAATAAAGCCCATGTTGTACAGGAGCCCTGTGCTTTCGCCGGTGCCCTGTTCGGTGACAATCTTTAAAGGATCCTCGCCGAAAACGCGCTTGTAATAGATATCCGTGCTTGCCATCGCCATCATAGGGACTTCTTTATCGCCGATTTTTACCACCTTGAACATTCTTTATTTCCCTCCTTGAATCAGAATCAGTTTCCACTTGAGCCGGTCGGAGTTGTCACGGATTCAAACCATGTTGAATACGCAGAATCCGTAGTAAGAGCGCGGGCCTTTACGATGTTTTCATCGGTCGCGGTGTTGTAGATGGAAGTTGCGGAGATGGGAAGCGTCTCCGTGGTAGGCTCGGTGGAGTCCGTTGTGGTTTCGGAGCCGATGCCAGGACGGCCGGAAGTGCAGTTATAGAGCACATGGCGGGTAGCGTTCTTGTCACCCTCGAACTGGAAGAGAAGTGCAAAGTTGACGGTGGGAGCGCCTGCGGGCTCGTACAGGATGCCGGAAGCGTCCTCTTTGTATCCGAGCACATCCTTCTTGAAGCTATCAGGGATAAGAGCGAGTTCAAAGTCGCCTTCATAACCTGCGTTGCCGGTGCTTGTCCAGTATGCAATGTTGTCCGCATAAAACGGTGTATTCTCGCCCTGTGCCTCAAGAGAGAGATTTACCGCGCCGGGGAGGCGGACGGGGGCGGCATAAGTCGCAGAGCCATCATCGGCAATGGTGGCGACAGCGTAATATACATTTGACAGGCCGAATTTGACCTTGTTTGTATTAGCCATTAGTGTTTTCCTCCTGTGTAATAATCAGGTTGGTGGAATAAGTTACGAGATAGAGCTTTTCGGAATCGATGTATGTTTCGTTTCGGGCATATGAGATTCCGGCAGTATTAAGAGCTGATTCCACGGTGGATTCCAAATCAAAATCCTTTTCATCCGTGTATAACTCAATAACAAGATGCGCAATTTTCTGATAGTTGACATTGTCGGCGTATAAATCCGGATCGTTGTCAAAATAAAAGCAGATAAACGGCGGGGGTACCGCGGTATCAGCGGCGAACTGATAATATGCAGAGGGCACGCCGATGCTCTCAATCAATGTATTAATTTCCTGATAAGTCATAAGCGTATTAACCTCGTGCCGATTTCACGCAGAATAATCTCTTCGACGGGTGCAATGTGCGGGATTGCTGGAGAGCGTCCGCCCTGCCGGAGTGCATGTCCGTGTTCCAAAAGGTGCGGAAGTTGCGGGTGGGTATTGTAGACGGTAGCCGACTGATTTAATCCCCTCGCGCTCTTTGACGTGCTTTTCTCGACCTGCCAACCCTTCGCATAAGCGCCAGACTTCTTGCCCTTAGGATTTACCGGAGAAGTGTTCCGGAGCGTTGTGGCGGCTTTCTGTGCGGTTTCATCGATAATCTGTGACAGGTTTGCGTCTACGTCTTCGCCGTACTTTTGCAGTATTTTTTGGATTTCAGACGGGAAGGTCTCAATGGTTACTTTCCGCGATGCCATTTGCTCCACCTTCTCTCTGTACATACAGTTCGATGTAATCGGAATTATCGGGGAGATATGTCCGGTAAATGGCGTATGAATTGCCGTCATACCTGCACAGCGTTTCTCCGTCATAATCACCATTGAACACATTGAACACAAATTCGGGATTTAAACCGTTCCGACCGCATTCGAAAAATTCGTTTCTGCTTACGCTCCGGCACTTACAAAAAACTTCCCGCGAGGTGACAACTTTGTGCTGTACCCCGCGGGTGTCTTTTTCGGTCGTTACTTTGAGGAGTGTCAAAACGTCATCCATTTGTCACCCCCTGCATCTTTTCGGAGAACACGCGATTATTGAGCGCATACCGAATCATCCGCGGCATGCCTTCTTTCGTGTCGCGCCTTCTCCAAAGCCATTCCGCATAATCCACAATCAACTGTGCATCAAGCGGATTGTCTTCACTCAGATTCTGCACGCCTTCCTGCTCTATCTGGCTTTTCGAGGCTTCGAGAAGCTGTAAGAGCCGCTCATCATACGCCGTGGAGCGAATCCCCAGATTAATTTTAAGCATTTCCAACAGCATTCTCGTTTACCTCCTGTGCTTTATGCGTTTGCTGTGTCAGTAGGGAAAGTCATTGTGGCATTGGGGGTAGTGCCCTTGATGCCGATTGCGGCGAAACCTTCAGCGATTGCCGGAGCGCCGTCATAGCGGGCAGTGCCCTTGAATACGGTCTGATCCTGCAGGAAACGTACATGCTCGGACTGTGCGAATTTCTGTCCGGCACGCTCTGCGAGGATGTAGAGGTCGAAGTAGCCACCGATAATGACATTGTCAGGGATAAAGCTGAGAACTTCGACAGCGCCGCCGATAACGGGCATTGTAGCGCCCATGCCGGAAACGATCGCGCCTGCGGCATTGATTGCCATGGCCTCAGCGGTCAGTGCGGTATAGGTCGCCTCGTTCATAACCCATGTCTTTTCACCGCGGGAATACTTGCCCTTGATAGCGCCGGAAGCGGATACCAGGGACTGGAACAGCTTGATTCCGGTGGAGTTCGCGGCGGTAATGCTAATAACGTTGGATGTATGCAGGTCTGCCCATGTGCGAGCGGTTGCAGGATAACCTGTAGGAGCCTCAGTCTGTACGAGACGGGAAACAACGCCCATAGGCATCTTCTGGGTGCCGGAAGCGTTGCGGCCATACAGGATAGCCTTGTCGAGCGCGAGGCCGATTGCCTGACCGAGTGCGGAAAGCAGTTCAGCGGCGAGATCAATGTCGGAATCTTCCAGATTTGCATTGCAGATTGCGAAGAATCCGCCGACCTTGAAGCAGTCCATCTCGAGGTCGTTGAATCCGAGTGTCAGCTCGTTCAGATTTGCGCAGCAGTCAGTCCAGATTGCTTCCGGAACAGTGCCCATGATGAGCTGTCTGGCAGTACCGCCGACAGGGCGAACAGTAACATGCTTGTACAGCTTGGAGTAAACGATGACATTCTCACGGAGCAGTCCGAGCATAACCTCGGGGATTGTCAGGCCGACATTGGTGATGGCTCTCTTCTCGGTCATGCAGGCGCGGACTTCAGTCAGCCATGCCTTTACATCCTCGCGCTGGATGAGAGCGGTGCGCTCCTGTGCGTTCATTCTGTCAAAGATGATATTTTTTCTCATTGCGGTTCTTACCTCCTGTGCAGGGATTTCCGGTGCAGGTTCGTCCGGAGCGGGTTCTGTGTTCTGTGCGCGCTCCTCTGCGGAAAGTTGTTCCTCAAGGTCGCGGATTGTTCCCTCGAGGCCTTCCTTCTCGGATTCGTGCGCGGCCTTGTCGGTCTCGTAAGCGGTGACAGCTTCCTCGACTGCGGCCTTCTCTTCTTCTGTTTCAGCTTCCTCGATGCTTGTTGCGATTTCGGACTCGCGGGATGTAAATTCCGCGTCCTTCGCAGTCAGCGCATTGAGTGCTTTCTGTGCATCACTCAGTTTCTTTCTGAGCATCAGGACTTTCAGGGCCATGGTGTAACCTCCTTTTCATGGTTTCCCGCCATGCGGTGAGGGCGCGCTTCTTAATATCTGCGGCCTGCTTTGTTCGCGCGGAAATGTTTGTTTCCTCGTATGCGGGAAACGTGCAACAGCTTACTTCCCAGAGATTCACGTCGCGGATCGTGAAATGCACGCTTCCGTCCTCTCGGATGTCGGTATCCTCGGAGCGAATCTCGAACCCGAAAGAACACTGGTCTACATCTCCACGCTTCACACGCTCATAGAGGTTCATCGCGTCGGAATCGTTCGGATTGATTTCGACGGAACCCCACAGACCGCGCGAATCTTCACGAAGCTGTAATGTACCGGCCTTTGTTCTTCCGAGCACGAGCGTTGTATCGTGATTCACAAGCGCACGCACATCATTGGAAAGCGAGTTAGAAAAAGCGCCTGCGGCAACGGATTCCGTCATGCCGGGCGCGATCTCGTAAGTAGAATTAAAAACGGCGAAATATCCTTCAATCTTAGGATTCCCGCCGTCTTCTTCTCGTATTTCAAACTTGGTCGGAATGTTCCGAACCTGTCTGAGATTTTCCATCTGTTACCTCCCTCGCGGGGCATTTATCCGCCGCGTCATTAAGCACCCACCAGCCTTTACATGATTTGTATCGCTGATTGGCGCAGTAATTATTATTTGCCACACTGCATCGAATTCGCATATTGGATGAATCATATGATGCATTCGGGCAGGATAATTCAAGTTTCATTTAATCACCTATTGGCATAGTATGTTAGTCGGTGTCCTGTATTAACTTCTTTTGATTTCCGCTCATGTCATAAGGCAAATAGTTCTCGAGTATCTTGTATTCTTTCAGCCCTGCCGGAGACATGTGCATCTTGTCGCGCCATTCGTCACCATTCACAAATCCCCTGTCTGCACCCGCAAGCAACAGATTTGATACCTGCGCCATATCGTAGTCAATCAGCGCCCATGCATTAAATTGCCAGTACCACGCCGGATTGATTAACAGCTTCTTTGTCAGCTCCTGCGCAATGCTCTTGCACATCGGCATGATGACATTTTTAATAAAAGCGTTATATTCTCCGGCATTGTATTCGCCGACTCCGAGCATATACGGCGGGACTCCGATGATTGCGGCAACGGCTTTTTTATCGAGTGTTACCGTGTCGGCAATAGCCAAATCCGCAAGGGATAGAGGTCTGACTTGCTCTACCTGGAATTGCTCTGCGGGAATCAGCCACGGCTCTCCGGCTCTTGACGGCTTGACATAGCTATCGAGCAATCGCTGTCTGCCTTCCGGACTGGAAAACTCCTCGGTCAATGCATCAACCTTGACGATGATGCTCGGCTTATACTCTGACGCCATGAAAGCCTTTTCGGTGTGCCGTGCCTGCTTCAAATTATCGGCGAGTTCTTTGAGTGATACGGAAATGCCGCGCCCCTTCCAGAAATAGTATTTATCCGGATTCAGCACGAAATGGCAGAGGTTCGCGGGGTCTTTCGCAACTCCGTCAATCAATACGCGGTAGTCTCTGCGGGAATTTCCCACCGGAACAAACGAGACGCGGTCCGCGGCGATAGGCTCAAGGCTCTGCAGGTATCCCTTCCATGTGTGAGGCTGTACGATGGCGTTACCTTTGCCGTACAGGAGCATTGTCATGATGATGAACTCCATCCACGTCGAGCGCGTTGTATTTGGCATCGGCTCAATATCGACGGCCCTTGATAACTCATTGGTAATGCGCACATCTCCGTCGGCGGTGTTATTCATCAAATAGATCGTTGTTGCCCCGATAAGCTGCGCAATCCGTCTGCATGCCGTCATTATCTCCGGATTCTGGTCGAGTGATGTATAACCGCTCACGCATGTCTCGTTATCGTTTAGCCATACGGCAACGGAATTAACCGCTTGCGTCGGAGTGCTGTCTCTTTTCTGTTTCATTCGTCTTTTTCTGCTCATTGATTACCCCACCATCCAGAGGCCTTACGTCGTTTTTCCATATCCTCACACATGCGGACCACCGCGAACACGGATGCATCAAACAGGTCTATGCGCATTGTCGGATTGACTTTCTCGTATTGCACCATATCATCGGTCTTTTCGATTGCCATGACATTTCCGACGCAATACTCGTATGCATCGGAGTGCAGATAATACAGGTTGCCGTCCTTTGCGGCCTTCTCGATATGCCGGAAGCCCTGGGACTTGAGATAGTAATACTGCGGTTGGTCTATCACTTTGAATCCGGCCTTTTTCATCGCGGGAAAATACTCTTCTCCGGCGAATTTCCTGTCATGGCCGACCTGCCGGATATTAAATCCCATCTTGCGCATGGATATAAACCAGTTGACTATATCCGCAATATTGACGGTCGGAGAATTGCACATGGTCAGCCATCCGTCATCCATCCATCCATATAACGGTATATTGTCCGTGTCAGCTTTGGCGGCCGCCTGCGTCACTGGGAAGAAAGCGTGAGTGATGATAATATCAACCCCCTTGTAATTTCCGACTAATGCCGCGGCAGTCAGGTCGTACATGCGAGAGAGGTCCGCGCCGCCATACCAGTCAATCGGAAGCCGTGCGAGTTCCTGCAATGTCCACGCATATTTCTTATCCGATTTCCGAAATTCATCGAGATTGAACCACGCTTTTATTGCATTTGTGTAGACGTTTAGCGACTTCGCAAAAAAGTCCTTACGCTGTTGCGGGTCGTTTTGTGCCTGCAGTGCATCGTTTAGAATCTCGTTCGGCCTTATGCTTACTCCGTATGCCGGATTCGCCATCTCATGCACTATCGGATTTGTATAGTCAATCTCGCCATTTTCATCGGGATTCGCGCATGCCATGAACACAAAATACTGCTCATCCTTCACGGATCCATTGAGAATCTTCCGGCAGTATTTCAATCTCTGCCCTAAAAACGCCTGTTCATTATCACCTGCAGTACTGATTCCGATTAACAACTTATTTGTGTACGCCTTCATGGCCTCTTTGAACAGGTTGTATTGTTTCGGCTGCTTAAAAGCGTGTATTTCATCACAAATCGCAATGTTGCAGTTTAATGAATCCTGCGCGTCAGGATTAGCGGCGAGTGCGCGGATAAAAAATGAGCCTTCTCCAATGTTTGCCTTCAGAGAGTGCTCGTTATTGTTGTCGATAATATGCACATGCCCGCCGTCTTTATCCCACTCGCCCATGTTCTTGACGTTATAGGTCAGGAAATTATACGATTCCAGGGATTGCATGAGAGCGGCGGCGGTGATGTATGTCTTTGCTCCACTATTCCGATACCAGAGCGAGAGCGCCCACGCAAGCGCGGCGGAAAAGCTCGTTTTGATATTCTTTCGCGGAATGTAAATCAGCGCTTCGTGGAACCGGACTATATCCGTACCGGCAAGATTGAATCCGACCAGATTGTAAATAATAAATTTGTGAAAAGGCAGGAGCAGAAACGGTTTCCCACGGAGCGGCTTTCCGTCAAGTGTTTCCCCCTGCTGATGTTTGATTGTGCTTTCAATGATCGAGATGCAAAACTCCGGTGCCTTGTGTACCAGTTCATATTCCGGATTATCCAAATCACGATAAAACCGCTTCACGGCCTGCTTTGTTTCCATACAGGCAATCTTCCGACCGTCCCGTATACTCTCGCAATATTCAAGCACATCATGCCAGTGCTTATGCTTCGAGCGCATTCAATGCCTTCTCTAATGCCGATTGCTTCTTTGTCTCTTTGATAGCCGCTTCGTTAATCTGCTTTAATCCTTTTGGTGTCAGGCCCAATTCCCGCCAGTATGCCAGCGCGTCCCGATTTAAATCATTAATAAGCCTGAGCGCCGGATTCTGTGCGAGGTTTGTGTTACCGCCCTGGTTTGTGTGCTCCACAATCGGATTACCGTCATACGCTTTCACGGCTTCGTCCCGCTCTGCCATAATCTGCGCAAGTGTTTCGATCACTGAGTCAAAGCACTCTTTATATGTGCCTGCATTCTCACAGGCTTTCTGTATTCGCTTTTCCCATGATTTTGCAGTCATTTTTAAGCCCTTTTACCTAAATTAATGCCAGAGTTGGAGAAAGC